GCTCCTTTTCGTTAAGCTCCTTAGCAAACACAAGAATAGGTTTCAACCAATCAGCACGTGCACGCTGCAACAAGGCAGGCACAAACATTTCCGATGGATTCACTATATGCTCCAGTGTAGCATTAAAAGCTTTCCAATTAGGTCTCAAGCGTGGGGCTCCCCACTGATTTTCGATCCTAAAGAGTGACATTGCCTCCGACTGTAAAATGGAGGGAACTACTCTACTCTTCATCTCGGTCCTCAACCTTGTGGAACCGAGAACATCAATGGCGTCCTTTGAAGTCAGTGAATTAATATACACCGCATTCGGGTGCACATCACTCGAAGCTACAACAGGCTTTCCGTACTGCTCAGCAGGCAAAGGTGTTGCTTCCGCAATACCTCGTATACCGGGCATTTTAAGCAAGGCAGCTCGAGTTTTCTTCACTAACTCTTGGGTAATCGTTTGCATCACTCCATAGTTTGCATCTGTTTTTCCACCAATGTGGAAACCAGCTACAACAGGCTGTTTTTCTCGGGAAACTAGTATTGCCATACAAGATCCCTTCACAGCCTTTGGTGTGGTATAACTACCACCCGGCATGGTTTTGTACATGTGTCCATAGGTTCCATGCTTGACAACGACCTTATCATGATCGAGCTTTGCTTCCTTAGTGCGCAACATCAAAGTGCACACCGACGTTCCAGTCATATTCTCCAAAGGCAAAAATTTAACCAAATTGGATGTAATGTCGGGACATCTTTCAACAAAGCATTCAACCATATCCATTCCTTCGAACGCGACAGTATTGACTCCTAGTTGAGCCACAAACTTAAACTTACTAGTTCGACTGTCATCGCGAGAAACCTCCCCGCGAACGTATTCAACAGGCTGTTTACTCATATCACAACCCGGATAAAAGATATGTAGTGGAAACCAAACGTACCCTTTTTCTGGGTACACTATATTACAACATGTTTGTGTTCCATCAGAGCGTACAAAATCGCACCATCCTAAATTCTTCTGACAAGTTGTCAGCACATGTTCAGGAATTGCTCCTTCCACGGAGGATTGCGATTTCCAACCAATCTGATCCATCATATATCCAAACCAACCCGGTTGGGAATCGATGTCAGATGGTGTCAAGGACTGTGGATCAGAACTAATTCTGTTATT